TGTACCTCGTCTTTGGTCTGTTTATCATAAGCCATTATAACAATCTCCTTTCTTTAGCAATTTTTACTGTTACTGTGGAAATCAAAGTCCATATCTGCTGAACTTCCCAAGCGTGTAACCTTGAGGCAAGAGATACACATTCTCCAAGATTGGTATTATCTTCGGTGAATACTGTACCGAGTACCGATTTTTCATTGTCTGTAAGTCGCTGAACAACTTTGTCGGCAGCTATGTAATTGGTTTTGTCAACATCGTTCTTAAAGCCTTTACTTTTATTATAACGGAAATAAAAGCGTAAGATATGGTTGACATAATCTGCGTAATACGGCTTCATAAACTGCCCTCCTCGGCTTTCTTATTTTCTCTTGTTGCAATTTCTCCGGCACAAGCGGCATACCCGGCAAGGTCGATAAAACTATCGGGACTTGACCCTGTGGCTATTCTTGCAACTTTGAGCAAAGACATCATAACTGCTACATCTTTCGGTGTAACTTCGTTCAGTGCGATATTGAGATTAGGGTGTGCGGCTCGTAAGTATGCAGACCAGAGATAACCAATCGTAGAGAAATTATCCTCGGGAGAGCCGTAGTCCTGTTCTCTTTGACCGCAGACACACTTTTTAGCTTCGTCTAATACTTCTGCTCGTTTCATACTCTATCACGCACCTTTCCGTATTCTGCACCGCATTTATCACATACGGCTTTGCCCTTGCGAACTTTAAGTTTCGCTCCGCATTTAGTACACCAACTGTTACGAATTTCTTTTAACTGTTGCTTTCTTTTTAATTGTCTTGCTAATCCCATATTTACACCTCTAATCTAAATTTACGACAAACTTCCAAGAGCGTTCGTTACTTTCGCCGTTTGGTTTTCGTGTACGAACTCTTGTAAGGTTAAATTTTTCTTCAATTTCTTTGTGGAATGTGCGAATTGATGCACCGAATTTAATATCGCTGCGATTACACCAATCCTTAAACTCCGAGAATAATCTGTCGGTAGTATCAGCCATAATAGTATCAAGACCGATATTTTCTTCTGCTATCCAAGTTAAGACAGTAGAATTATCGGTTTTGTATGTTTCGAGTGCTTTCTTGACTACTGACGGATAAGTAAAATCGTTATTTGCGAGTAGTCTTCTTAACCCTCTCAATCCCATATTTAGCAGATAAGATAATGCTTCATCAGTAGTAATCTTGTCTTCAATGAAAGGGTCAAAGTCTTCATCGGCAGAACTGAAAGATGCTGTAAATGGTATTAACATCAATCGGGAATACATACCGTGAGATTTATCAGCAATACGAGGTATTTCGTTACAAGAGAAAATCAGTTTAGCGTAAGATTTAAGATTAAATGGTTGTGAGTTTTTGCGTTCAACCATAACGCTTTCGCCTGTAAAGAGTTTTTTCAATAAGCCTGTATCTGTAATATCTTTACGGTTAATATCATCACCGATATTTACAAGTTTGTTTTCAAGCTCTGCGGTTTTGAATTTGTCCGATAGTTTTTCCATTTCGATAGTGGAGCAGTTTGCCTCACCTATAAACTTTTTCAAAAGATTAAGAATTGTACTCTTACCATTACTACCGCCACCGTAACACAAAAAGCCTTTACGGAAACGACAATTTTTAATAAGCATATAACCGACCATTTCCTCAAATAAGTCGATTACCTCTCTGTCGCCGCAAAATGTCTTATTCAAACATTTGTCGAGGTCGGCACAATAAGCATTTGGGTCATAGTTTACAGGAATACGAGCAAACTCTATAATCGAGGGGTCAAAAGGTAAGGGTTTATTGGTACGGAGGTCGAATCGAGTGTTTTTAAGATTGATGATATACTCGTTAGGGTCAACATCTTCTGGTTTAATACAGGTTATAATCTTAATGTAATTCAAAACTTCTGTACGCTGTGCAGTTTTGATTTTAGGGTACATTTCAATCATTCGTCTTTCGATACTGCGACCGGCTCTTGCATAATTCTTGTAATAGCCGTCTTCATAAACATAAATGCTTTCGTTCATCGTTACAATACGCATATCGTGAATTAAAGCATTAGCAAATATGTTATGTTTGAATTTTCCGTCTTCATCGAAATATGCAGAGCTATTATCGGTAGCAATTTCGTCCTCGGGCTTAAAAGACTCGTCACGCAAGATAGTATCTATCTCGTAATCTTCCAACGATTCACCAAATACAAACTGGTTAATAATCTTAATGGTTTTGCGTATCTGTTCCCGATTGTAACCTTTTTGTTGCATTACAAGAATATACTCGTATAACGCTTGATTTCGTCCGTCACCGTCTTTCATACCCTTAAACTTGTATTTACCGAATGAAAGAGGTTTTAACCACGCTGGTATGGTGTCGAGGTCGTCAAGTTTATATGTACGAAGCCACTCTCTCCACTCTCCGTCTTTTTTAACAACAGTAAAGCATAATTTACCCCACGAACGAACATCATAATATAGTCCACAGGCACAACGAGTTTTAATAAGGTTTTTCATCGGCTCGTCCGACTTAAACCATAAATGGACTCCTCGTGTTGTTTTCATCATATTACAATGTATGTCCAATTCTTCGACTATGTTTTGTATGATTTCAGCATCGGTAGGACTGTCAAAATCGAATATGACCATAGGCTCTGGTATGAGTACACCCAAATTATCAAAATCTTCAACTTCGGTAAGAGGGTGTCCACCATTAGATAATTTCTCCATTGGCTTTTTGTCGCTACCGAGTTTAATATATCGCATCAATTTTGTTCGCCTCCCAACTCTTGTACACACACATCGAAATATCTACACCATAGGCAAAAATGACGGCATTTCTTTCCTCGCATAAGCCATAGTTTTAGTCTTTTCATAATTACACCTTTCTGCGAGTACAGGGAGGGGTAAAAGTGCTTACCCCCCCAGCACATCACTAACCTAACAGTTCGTCAAGATTGACCTTGTTGCTTTTTGGAGCAGATTTTTCGGTTTTAGGTGCAGCAGTGGTAGTTTTTTCAAAGCCACTTGCCGGTTCCTTATCTCCGAGTTTTGCAAAAGTAAGTGTTTTGTCTGGGTCTTTCTTACTCTTGACCTTTTCGTGTTCAACGGTTGCTTTAATGTAGCAGCCGATAAGGTCTGTATGCTCAATTTCGTCAAGTGACGGATTGTTAAGAGCAGTACGAGCGAAGAACGAATAAGCGTTATTTGCCTTTTCATTGATTTCTCCGTTCTCGTCAATTAAGCTAAATCTTTCGATGTGCTTATAACCGTTTGCCGTTTCGAGCGTTAGTTCGAGTTTTCCAAAATCCTCGTCCCACTCGCAACCTGTAATCTTAAAAATATGTGTTCCCTCTGGTACGATGTTAAAACCGCCTTGTGATAATTTCCAAGCCATAATTACTTGTCCTCCTTAAAATTTAATACAGGGAAAATGATACCGACTATTTCAGCATCTTCGTCTGGATTTGAATTGTACTCTCGTACAATAAGAGCTTTCGGCTCAAAAGTGCTTTCGACCGAATTGTAGGTACGGTTGATTTCCAAAAGGTCGCTGCGGTCTATCAGCGAATATTCATCGTTTGCGATAGGAATACGAATGTCGCCACTTTCTGTCGCAAAGATACGAATACAGTCTTTGATACCGCCGTTCGCTACAGGCATAACCGCCTTGACGAGTTCGCAAGGGTCATTACTGATGTCGTTGTCAATGAAACAACGCAAACCCTCGGGAATTTCTGTAATCTTTTCAGCAATTACACCGACCATACTGTCGGGAATTTTAGCAAGAACTGTCGTTGATGCTAACCAACGGTCTGTACCTTTCGTGTAGATAACTCCGTGACCGCCTAATGATTTCAAAAACTTTTCAAATTTCACGATTAGTTTTCCTCCTTTTCAATAAGTTTCGGTGGATTGAGTTTGATAGTTTCGCTAACCTTTGAATACTTATCAAGTAATCCGTCTTTTTTGAGTGCAGTTTTATCAATGGTCGTAGTAGAACTACGGCTAATTGTCCACTCGTATTTATTGGACTTAAAAGATACCTTTTTATCGCCCTCTCGGAACTGTCGAGAGCCGTATTCTTTTATAAGGTCTTTTAACTCCTTGAGGCGACTTTCCTTGTCTGCGACAGTAGATTGAACGGTTGCGATTTCTTCCGACAACTGTTCGGCTTCTGCGATTAAATCCATAATGTCGGTGTCGGCTGAAATGGTATTAGTTCGCAAAACAGAAAGAATTTCAGCATCTTTCTTTTCGTCAAAGTCTGGGGAAATACCTGTTTCAACATAAGTCTGCCACCACTCGATTGCCTTGTCGATTCTGTCCTCAAAATCGGGGAAGCGTTCTTTAAGTGAGAAATTGTCGATTATGGTATTGTCCACGCTCGGTACAAACTTTTCTGTCGGTGTAGTGTCGAATGTGCCGTCCTTATTGTCGATGGGATAATCCTTATCTTCGAGGAAAGCGGCGACCATTACAATATCGTCAACGCCGAGCAAATAAGCATACAAAGCAGCCTGTAACGAATAATGAATGGGTGCTTTGCCGTCAGCCCAATCTTCTGCTCTCTTGGTTGTTTTAATTTCCACAACGGCAGAAATTTCATCATCGTAATAAACAAGTGCGTCCCACATACCGCCGAAAACTTTAACATCTGGGAAGAAATCTCCGAAAGTTCTTTGGAAATATCCCTCTCCGTAAATATCAGTAGGAGATTTTACGGAATTAAGGAAATATGCCTTGTTCAAATATGCGATAATCTTCGGCTCAATGGTTTTACCGGCGATAGTATAAATGTTGTCAGTAAAAGGGTCTTCATAAGTTTTGGTGATAGCACACCAAGTCTTAAATGGAGTGTTCCATTTATCAAGACCGAGTACAGAGGCGAAACGAGTACCTGTCAACTTTTTACAGCGTTTAGGAATATCAGTCTCAATATGCTTGTCCACAAATTCACGCATTTAATCATTCCTCCCCAGCTTCGTCAATCATTTCACCGATTTTAAGCATAAGTTTCTCACATTTAGCCTTGCTGATTTCGGTGAAATTGTTAGTTGCTTCTGCTACTTGCTGAATGAAGTCCTCTTGTGTCGGGTCTGCTTCTCGCAACATCTTTAACGACTTTTTAAGCTGATTTATCTGCAACTTCGTAGCCGGAGCATCTTTATCAGTAAGTTCGTTTTTAATTTCGTTGCGTTCTTCGTTTGTAGCCGGTTTAGTCGATGTTACAACAGGGGTTGTATCTTCTCCGTTGTCTTCGTCAACACTCTCGTCAAACTCGGGGTCGTTGCCCTCTGCTACGAGATATTGGTCTGCAAGGAAGAATTTAAGACCGCCGGT